TTCATCTATCTCCCTAGCTGTAATCTCACGCCTGTCACTCTGAGCAAGCATGAGGAATAAATCTTCATAATATGCACGACTAATTCTTTTCTGATGTTCCTGAATATCATAGACTAAACTCTGTATATCAGGTCGTACTTCATGTATAGGTCTAAACCCTTGCTGACCTTCTCTTAAATCTAAATACGTCATATCACCAGGCAAAATAGACGCTTTAGAATTTCTTAAAACAGATGGACCAGTCATAGGAGGATTAACGTGTTTTTCAATAGCCTGTGCTTTTCGTTTCTCCATAGTCTGTAATGCTTTATTATCCCCTAACGCTGTCATGCCTGGGCAATCAGTACCATAAACATCTTCACCAGTTTTTTCCCATCTTGGAGCTAGTACAGGAAAATAATCATATCCTTTTTTACTCAAATATTTATTTCGATCATAAACATCCATACTAGATGTTCCTTTTTCATAATACAGACTTGAATACTTCTTAAATTCAGAATCTATCTTATCAGGATTATATCCAGTATTAGGAATCACATAATGGCATAAATCTATCCACGCTTCATAACTTCCTCTATCATATAAATTCTTAACTGTTTTACTGATATTAGACCAATCAGGGCTTCCCGATTCATTCGTTCTACCAAATTTTTCAACTATCTGCCTAACAGTAAATCTAAACTCTCGATAAAATCCTCTTACTTTTAAAGTTTCATCATTAAATAACCAATAACTTCCAACAGGAAAAACATAAAATCTAGACACCGTATTAAAATCTTCTTCCATAAAGATAGCTGATGTTGCAAAATTCCCTAAATCTCCATAAGCTACCGGTAAAGAATTATATAAATTTCCTAAAATAAACTGTGAACGCATCTCATTTTCAGTATGTTGCAACCAATACTTTACAGGCCCGTACTCCATTAAATCTCTATCTTTAATCGCTAATTTAAACCATGGTCGTGCAGGGGATGTTATTCCAGCCATCATACCCGACCTTAAAGTTCTTGACGCTAAAACAGCAGTAGAGTTGATTATCTTCTGATTACGCCTATCTCCACGATTATTCTGTGTTAACGTAAACCTTGCACGAGTAGGTAAAACATAATCAGCTATAGTTCTCCAATGAGGTTCAAAAGACTGACGTTCGTTTTTTAACTCAGCCGTAAGAATATCTAATTTTTGTCGTTCGGTTAGTTGTGCCATCACGATCCTAATAGTGTTTTTCGCTGACCAGTAGCACCATCACCAGCGACCCCTAACGGAGATGTTAATATAGTGTTTCTTCTTCCGACCGCAGAGGCAGCTTCTCTTTGTTGTTTAGCCCTTGCCGTATCTCTCGCCTGTATTTTTTCTGCCGATAAAGTTGCTTCGTTTTCTTTTGCTTCTAATTTAGCAAGTTCTTGCCCTTGTAAATACGCTTGATGGTCTGATGCTTTTTTAGCAGCTGTTGCTTGAGCCTTTGATTTATATATTGACGATCCTATAAGACCTGCTGTTCCTACCAAAGCGACAGTTCCAACAGTTGCCGCAGTTGCCGCTGAAGCTCCTAACGCTGTTCCAACCGCTACTACTACTGGTGGCATTATCTCCCCCCCCTCAAACAAACAAACCTAGACATATCCTGATTCATCCAAGATATAGTTCTAGGTTTTTTGTCTTTTATAATTTGTCTTATGCCTTTTAAAATTAAGCTAGGCTCTTTTGTAGCCGCACCAAAAAAATGCATGTTATCGCCTTTCATCTTTTCAATTCTTTTAAACGTTTCAAGGTCTTTTAAATCAACCTTATTTTCTCTGATTAAGTCTATTGCCTCATCGCTTAACCAGAGATAAACCGCAACTCCTATTATTTCGTTATCTCTAACAACCCATATCATCCTCCCAAAAAAATAATCTACAAAATCATACAAATTACTAACGCTATTTATTTCCTTAAAATTCTCAAAAATATATAACGCTAGTTTTTTTTTAATTTGGATCATTGTAAGTTCTAATCCAAGTATTAGTTCCATTTACATCAACTAAAATAGCACCAGTTTTAGTTGCGTTTGTAGAAGTATAGCTTGAATTACAATTTAAATCCCCTTCAGTACAAGTAAATTTAATAAACGGCTGGTCTACGTCACTTTGAGATAACTCGATAACTTCAGTAGCTCCGCTTGTATCTGACTGATAAAGAGTAGTTAAATCAATAGTAGCGACCTGACCTACAACGGCAGTATCTTCAGCTCCTAATACATTCAGCTTAGAAAAATGTCCAGCGTTCGTACTGTCAACTAAAAGCTGGACAGCAAACACAGGAGCGGCGATAAGACACATTACGGCGATTAATAATGCAGTTTTTTTAAACATCCTTTTTTCTCCTTGTTAATGTAGTTTAAAATAATTCCTAACATAATACATGTATAAAATCTGTGTGGCTCAAGTTGCCACATAAAGTGAATTGTGTTTCCACAACATACTGCAAAAAAACAGGTTATTGCAGCAAACCTATATCTATCTATTATGTTAATCATAAAAATACGTTTAATCAACATAAATAATGAAAAAAATAATAATATAAATCCAATAATTCCTGTAGTACAAAATATCTCTAAATATTCGTTATGTAATTCAACAAAACCCGACGTGGATAAGTTTTTTTGTATAAATTCATAAGAACCAAACCCATACCCAGTTAAAAAAACATTTTGTATTTCAAGGAACGGAGAATGTATTACCTGAGTAAATGCATCTTTCCAAACATTAAATCTTCCGCTACACTCAGACACAACTAACTGATAATATTTGTTTATATTTAACGTAACTTCATTCCATAAATAAATAAAACCAACAGATAATAATAATCTTATAAACACACCACATCTAAAAAACAAATACAAAAACACCACCACACCGACCATCATATACGCTGTCATGCTATCAGCAATCCATATCGCACCCAAACAAAACGGTATAAATCCCCATTTCCTATTACATATTAAAAACGGCAAAGTTAAAGCTAAAAACGTGCTACTCGTCGTGGACTGTCCAAGAAAACTGGTTATATGCGGATTATTTTGCGCCCATATATTCTGAATATCTAAAACTCTCTGCCATTGGTCAAAACCTAAAAACTGTACAAAAATATATAACGAACATAATAAATTTACATAACATATTACTTCAAATAATTTTCTTAAACTATTCGTTCCCCATGCTATCGACGATACTGCCATTATCATTAAATAAAATAACAACAAATCATTAAACTCTCGTGCTATCCATATACCCGAAACATTCTCACCTAACAACTTAATTTGATACTGAGGTGTTACCAACAAATGAATTGATAAATAAAATAATAATATCGACGGAAATTTAAACCCGTTTCTAGGTATGCCTTTACTATATAAACAATAAAATACAATCATACAACAAAACAAATATCCTAATACTGATTTTACTGTTAATACGTCACTTATTGGCCCTGCTATGATAGGTCTTAAATCGAGGTAAAAAATAAATGGTAAGATTAGTACTGCTGCGGTTATTATCTGTTTTAAAACATTATCCTCTTTCGTCATCAAATGGGTCGAACTCATGTAATAGTTTTCCTTTCTGATTATCCACTCCTCCTGATACTAAACTTTCAATCGATGCGTTCTCCGAGGGCATTTCTGGTAGAGAAAAAGTCAGCGCTAACGAATCCCCCTTGTTTGGAGAAAACCCCAGCCTTTTCTTTATCTGGTCTTTCTCCTCAAGCATAAACTTTCCCTTAACAAACGTATAAGTAGGTGCTGTTAATTCCTTTATTAAACCAGCATCATAAGGCAACGCCCCTCCCTTCTTAACCCACTCTGCCATCTCAAACCACATCTCTGAACGCTTATTAAAATACCTTGAATCCATAGCCTTACCATTAAAATGTATCTCCATAGGCGAATGTCCTGCCTGCATCATAGCGTCAATCGCTCCTGACGCAAAACCGCCCGTACCATCAAAAAACTCTATCTCGCTTCCCCACTTAGCTTTTGCAAACGATACTCTTGCCGCAACTTCTTCGCTTCTAGGATTCCTTAACTCAATAAACTTAAACGCAGCTAATCCCTGCCTAGGAAAGATACACCAAAAATCGTTCCCGAAACGGGCTGCATCAATCCCTAACCTTTTCTGTGCAAACGAATACTGATCTTCCCTTAAATGCCTTCGCATAGCAGCTTCAACTTCTTCAGGTCCCAGCAAGGTATTAATCGAACTAGGTGGAAACTTCCCTAATATATACGACATTACCCAAGGGTTATCTCTACCATAATTATTTATCTGTTCTCTAGCCCATTCTATATCTATCCTAGGTGAACGCTTCGGATCATCAGGATCGCCGTTTATATTTATTACAAACCATTTATCTCTTAACTTCGTGGTCGAAGCATACAACATACCTTCATGCGAAGTAGGATTACCTGCCTGTAAAATCTTACCCCAACGACAACTCGTTAACCCTTGCTCAGCAGAACGGAGGACAGGAATAGGGATATCACCGGACTCGTCTATTAAGTATAATACATAATCACTATGTAGCCCTGATAGCGTCCTACCCTGTTCCTCCTCATCTGCTGATTTACTCCAACTTCTTGCTGAGATAAACCACGTTTCAGGATGCTCTTTAGCAAAAACTCTAGTTTTCGTCCACACGAACATCTCCCGTAACATCTCACTACGGTTCATCCACTTGGCTATCTCTGGCCATAAATTGTCTTTTAAATTGTCCTGCGTTACGGAGACGGCTGCCCCCTTCGGATGGTTTCCTATATCTGCATAACATAATAGGAAATTTAATGCACACCATGCTAACGCTGTACTCTTTCCGGGTCCAGCAGCGGCACACATCGAAATCCTACTTTTATCTTTATCCCTTGATGCAAACGCCTCAAGAACATCTTTCTGCCACTCGTCCGGCTCAACATTAAATAAATCCCGTACAAACTTTACAGGGTCAGAACGCCATATCTGGATGTTCTTCGCCGACTGCGATAGGTTCTGGCTCATTTTTCTCCTCTTCTGGTTCCGAAGCTGGTTCCGAATCTGTTTCTTCCTCAGGCGTTACATCTATAGTTTCTACTGTATCTGACCTTAACTCAGGCGGCATACTCGATGCAATTAACGCCTCCAACGATACTTTCCCCGAGTGTTCTACCTTCGTCGAAAACATCGCCATCTCCTGCCCCATCATCTGAAGTGCTTTTAACTTATCATTTACCTTAATCTCAACCCCGTCCATCGTTTTCTTTATACTTCCAACAGCTGCTGCTATGTCATCAGGCCACTGACTCATAGGCTTAACATTTCCTTCCTCATCATAAACTTTCCTCAGGTCAGCAAGCCCAATATACTTCAGCTCGTCTATTATCCGTGACGATAAATAATCCTTCTTCTGGTCAAGCGCTCTTTTATATAACTCATGCCTTTCCTCATCTGCCACTACCCATTTATATAAATCAGAGTACCGTATCCCCCAAGTCTTGGCTACCTCTGTTAACGAACTTCCGTTAACTATATTATCACACACCGTCATAATAAGGTTAGGATCAGCAACTACATATTCTTCTAATTTCTGCAAGCTTTTCCCTGCGCTCATTTTTATCTCCCTGTTTATACATTTTTTTCAGCATACGATAAAACTTATTAAAACTCATGCCGTACTTCGTGCGTGCGACCTCACTATCCTTGCTCGCCACAGCACGAATTAACTTCGCTGCTACTCTTCGCATTATATCACCTCTTCCCTGTTCTCCTACTCTTTTTTACATTTCTTACCTTATGACACTTTACACATACCTCAACGGATAAATTAGGCACCCAATAATTTATTCCTCCAGGACTTAAATCAACGTGCCTATTTAACTCCGCTACTTTACTTATCCAAAAGTGCCTACACCTTTTCATTTTCATAACACATCCTTCCTTCCTTTAAGATAATCCACATCTAACATCTTCCTCTTATTAACCCAAGTCTTTTCGCTCATCTTGGTTTCCTTATTATACACACTCGAATAACTCCACCCGTTCTTCCTCAACACATGACATACATACCGCCTCAACATCATGTTTATCCTATCCTTTACGATACCTATATCTAAACATATATCGTCTACCTTTACCCTCTCCTTATCCCTTATCACTTCCTCTATCTCTATCTCTAACTCTGCGAACTCTTTGTAATTACTCATTTGTTCCCTCCTATTTATTATTATTATAACACTCCCTACAGCATCGGTGTATTATCATCCTCCTTTGGTACCTGACACCAATAACAAATTAACGAACAACTTCCCCGCCTCGGCATGAGTTTCCTGCCACAATTATCACACCTTAACATTAAATCTTCACGTCCATCAGACTGTCTTATTACTATTCTTTCGTTATCATTCTTCATAATCCACCTCCCAACTCCATGGTTCCTTCCGCTTACCCTTCGCAAACACAGACTTCTTCACCGCCTTAGCCCTCTTTGCCTTCCGCCCCATATACCTCTCCTGTATCCTTCTCTCCTTCTCACTTAACTTCATTCCCTACCTCCTTCCTTATCTCCCTCCTGCTCACCCACACACTATACCTCTCCCCATTATTCCAATAACTCACCCGATACGTTACCCCTGCTACCGAAATACTCACCTCCTCAACCCTCGCAGGCATACCTAAACTTACTAATTTTACTTCTTCATCTACTTTATACTCTATCTCCATGCTTACTCCTTTCTTTTAACTTACCTATCCTACCACATTCCTTTTCGAGTGTCAAGTCTTTTCCCCTGTTTTTCTAAAAAAAAATAATATATAGCCGTTATGGTAGACATTCCTAGTCGAGAAAACTGTCCGTGCCTTCGAAAATGCCATGGAATTTGATGGGGCTTCTATATACTCTTCGAGCCGCAAACCCCGGGCCCGTGGGGTCGGCTGGGGAAAGCATGCTTAGTTTTTTGATTGTTCAATTTTTGAACATGTTCAATCTTTGAACATAATCGGGTATGATCTGTTTGATATGCTGAAGGCACATGCACGGCACAGGCTAAGCGCCGGCATGATATAAGGGAACACACCAAGCAGCACACGCAGTCGGGAGCATGATATCGCTAAGCTTGCCGGGAGGCAGATCACATCGGTACATGATCACAGGCAGCCGGCAGGACACCGGCAGATGATAGGACCGGCACACGCAGCACATGCACAGCGGCGGCACTATATAGGGAACACAGCACGCACGCAGGCAGCACGATATAAGAGAATCGATGGAATATCGAGGTCAGAAAACACACGCAGCATACCAAGCAGAGAACAGGCACACGGCACAGGCAGCATAGACCAGCGGCACGCTAAGCCGGCATAGGATAACACCAGCCCATCACACAGAGAATCCGGACATACAAACATACGGCATAGGCAATAATCGTGGCTTGTAGGGCAACCTGGAGCGAAAAAAAACGGGCATATTTTGAAATTTTAGTGATTTAGGGGAATTTATTGCGGTTTGTGGTCGGTTTGGCAATAATTGCAATTACTATTGTTACTATAATAACCACGCTTTAGAATATTTGTTATAACTTATTTATTTCCAATGCTTTACAATTTTTTATATTAAGAATAGTTATTACTCGAACGTGGATATAATTACCATATTGTAAATTGTTGCAATGCAACAACTTGCATGAAATCTTATTAATCACCATGAGTGCATTATTACTCGTCAATTTTTTGAGGTCGATCTCAAAGACTTTCACAGAAAAAAAAGGCCTATGTGTAGCGTTTTATGTTCATTTTTTGAACATACCCTTTTACAACAAATATAGTGAAATATTTCAACTAGCACTATATAGCATACATAACTACTAGTTTTATATAAATATCAAAAAACAAATGTCATAAACTATTGATGTAGTGATAGTTAATTATAGTCATGACTCGATAAAAACTAATGACTCTTTTGGAGAAACTTATATACATATCCCGATAGAAAAAAAATCATACCATGAAAAACATGCTGAAACATAGTACTATCTCACCACGATTAGTACGCACGCTTTTGCAGTAATAACTATATAGTAAAAGTAAGCATATCCATAACTAAAAACCACTTAAAATCAGTTAACAGCGTCGAGAAACTCAATACCTGCCGTTATGTCTTGCATGGTGTCAATTAATCTTGTGTAATAATATTGACAAATGTCAATAAAATGCTTGACAAATAAACATTTATTGTGTTATTATTTATTATAAATTAAAAACCAATTAAAGAGGAGATGAGATGATGACAGTAAAGACAAAAGAACTAAATATGTTTGATCACATTGAACCTTATGAGGCATATTTAATAGTAAACAACTGTAAATGGTTGCGTAAAGGCGTTGATGATATAGATAATATAAATGATGACGGAGTTTCGGCTTTTGTTTCAGCAACTTATTCAGGAGTACAGCATTTCGGATGTACTGATTATATAGATCATAGAAATGATACTAATACTGAATTAAAATTGTTAGTTTGGGATGACATAACATCAAGACGTAAACATTCACATCAACGCATACATTATTATAAAAAAGACCGTAAAACTCCATTCTCTAAGATATTATATTGGGGTTCTAACGGCGGATATTC